ATTCCGACCACAGCTTTACCCGATCTCTTGACTCCTGCGAATGTTCCCCATAATGCACCTACTCCGAGCATGGCACCTAGTTGAGCCATATTCTTCATAGACAGAGACTCTAGACCATCTCCGATGTTTGTCATCAGAGTAGACATAGCTCTACCATCACCTAGCTTCTTAATAGCGGCATCACCTAATGCTAAACCAGAGAAAAATCCACCTATGCCAACTCCGAGTGCGGCAATACCTGCCCCACCACCGGCAATCTTAGCAAATAGACCAAGACCAGCTCCCATACTAGATATAGCACTTTGAGTGCCTCTTGAGACACCTCCACGTATAGTAGTATTTTCGCTATTGTCACTCTGACTTGCTTCAGGTGCTGGAGTTAATTGAGATTGTGCTAGTTGATTTTGTCTGACTAGATTGGCGGCATCATCTACTTGAAATTTAGCAATAGCCCTGAGGGTCTTCGTTTGAGCCCTAAGTTGTCCAGATATATTGGATAAAGTCGGTGTTAATAACTTTAACGTCTCATCTGATAGTGTTACAATCTGTTGTTTTCTTGGCCGTGCCATTGGACTATCCTATTAAGACTTATTCGAATAAGCCTGAGTTGTGTAAAATGCCGCAACTATAGCCGCTACTGATACAAAATATGTTGGCGCAATGTCACCTAACGTGGTGGATGCTTGATCTAATCCCATAAGAACGGCTAGTACTACTGCAAACGGGTATAATAGCATACCGAATAATGCGAACCAAGCCATGTTGCGTTGTGCGTCTTCACGCTTGTCAGCATTCTCGATTTGAATCATTCTCTCGTGCTTTTCAAGCTCTTCGTTAGATACGATGCCATCACCGTCTAGATCAGCGTCATTTAACATGCTGTCTACTGGTAGTTTTTTAGCCATGTCTTTCTCCTAATTATTGTTTTTGTTGTTTCATAGTATCAATATAATCAAGCACCATGTCTAAATAAAGGTCACGCTCATACGGTATCAATTTTTCAATCTCACTTATCTGATATTTATAATGTTGAGCCAACGCAAAGATATTCTGGTAATATAATGCTAGGTTGTTGTGACCCAACATTAGGTAAAAAAAGTGTCCATACCCTCCATATTGAAGGTTTTATCTTTTCCTGTGTTATCTTTATAGTTACACGCATATGTCATCTTAGGCACTGTAGTAAAGAACCCTTGCATAGCTTCCATAGTCTGTGCAGTGAATTGTTCTACGAACTCATTAACCTCTTCACTAGAGAAGTCTTCAAATTGATATACTTCATCAGTCTCTAAATTGACTAGCGTTTCAATGCATGATATCATAGTATTAAAACTGCTCTCCGCTTCCGTCTCACCGTCTTGAATAAACAACCCGCTTATTTCATTGATGGTAGGGTAGCGCATCATCATATAGTAGTCATCGTTAAGTACAACTTTTTTACTGTGATTTGCGTCATGCTTCATTTTAATATCGTTGATATCTACGTTCAGTTCTACCTTTTCTTTAGTGTCTGGATCTTCGATAGAAAACGATATTTCATTATTAACAGACTTGGCTCTGATGTTCATTAGAATATACTCTAAGTCGAAGATAGGCATATCGTCTACTTCCACATCATTTATACAGTTGTTAATAATTTGCTTGACTGCCAAGATAATCTGATCCATATCTTTGGACTCTTGTGCAATCAATAGAATTTTCTCTTCTTTGACCGTGAATGGTCGATACTTCGCCTTTTTACCTGTAGACGGAACAGTGATCTCAAATAACGGTTGATCAATTTTAGGTAAACCCATAATGTTATACTCCTATTGTATAGTAATAATTAAAAAGATTTCAAAATAGTAGAGACATTAGACACTTGGTTAATAGCATCTTGAATGCTTCTAGGTCGCTTCAATCCTCGAATCGCTTGTGTGAAAGTATTTATTGTAGATAGATAGCTTAATAATCCATTGACTCCACCTCTGCTGTCTACTACACTGCCTGTATCTGCACCCGTGACTTTCATTTCATCGTATGTGAATCCCACTGGCAGTGTCATAACTTCGCCAGCATTGCCCCAAGCTTCAGTTATATTGCCTACTTGAATGGGATATGCACCTGTCATAGTATATCTGTACGTGATGCTCTCGGAGTGATAAGAATATACTATAACTTCTACAGTAGAGGCGTAATCAGACTTATATCCTAATTCATACGGTAGTTGTCCATCAACTGCTGACATTGGACCACCAGATGTATCATAGTTGATCTGTAATTGCATCCATTTATGAAAGAATTTTAGTATACCAAAGTTGCTGTCTACCATAAATACTGTAGGTAATACAGGAAAGGTCATAGACGTTGGTCGTCTGGTAATAGCACCAAAACCCTGAGTCTGGTAATCTGTTGTCTGCACGTCTAATTCAGGTAAAGTCACACTACGACAGAAGAACCGCAAATCAGGAATGATACCTTCATTGTTTCTCATCGATTTAGGGGGTGTGATATTGACTAGAAAAAGATTATCTTTAGCTAGACCGTGTCTACTGATACTTGAATTGAATTCTTGAATATTAAACGCCATTGACTTATCCTATTTTTCTCTTTGAGTCTGCCCAGACTTGAGTCTTCGATGCACCTTGGAATCTCTCTAGTGGTAAGAACAATGCAACATCCCATTCTGATGGATATATGTACATGAATCTACTCTTTACTTGAGTGGTGAGATACCGCTTAATGCATGGTTGAAATTCTTTATACTTAGCCGCACTCTCTAACATCTTATAGCTCATTTTAAGTCTAGTAGACTCATCAAATCGAGTGTTGCTTGCTGTATCATATAGTGCGTCCATCAACTTAGCCCTTAAGGGCAATGGAAGATAGTGCATGTTCAGTCCATAGAACCCACCCTTTACTTTCTTGAAAGGGAATACTAACGGAAATCTATCATAATATGGCAGAGTTGCTTTGCCTTTTGCGTCATAGTAATACATATACATCTGTCCGACGAGAGGACGAGCAGTGAGCCTATCAGCATCACCTTTCATTAGCTTACCTTCACTAACTCTCTTATAGTCTTTAGCACTATTTCTATACCACTCACGTGCTTTTGCAGTACGAGCAGGTATTTGTCCAGCTCGGACACCCTTAGTGAGAATTTCGTCAAACAGAATTGCCATTACAGTACAACTACACCTTCGTTAATTAAACGCTCACGATTAGCAAGGTGAGCCGCATCGACATCATCTTTACTACCGCCAAAATAAGCAACAGCATGTCCCTCATTAATAAGAACCTCTGTAACTCTACGATCATCTTCTAGAATAAAATCGCCTAGAATACGACCAAATTTGCCCTTCATGTCTTCGCCCTTCTTAGATACTTCAGTCTTTAGAATAGCTCCATCTTTTAATAATTCTTTTAGCTTGGCTTTAGATGCTAGACCGAATTTCTTCTCGACTTTATCACGTGTCCGTGACTCAGGAGTATCGATGCCCATAATTCTAACACGCTCTTTTCTCAGCCACACACCAAAACCTAGATCAATGTCTACGTCTACTGTGTCGCCATCTATTACTCTTAATACTTTTACTTTATATTCGTACATTATTTTATCCCTAAATGATCTTCATGCATTATCTGCCAAACAAATCCATGATCCTTACAATACTCTTCTGCGGCAGCCCATTTCGCTTGGTTAACACCCCAAGTCTTTACCTCATTAATATATCTTTTAGTAGGTTTCTTACCCCGTTGCACAACAGGTGGTACTGTCTGATATTTAGGCTTGACCTCTATTAAAATCTTTTCTTTCTTCTTATCTTTATTTATCTGTTCCACATAGAAGTCTGGGAAATATCTGTGCCATCTCCCATCTATTGGACTTTTATATGGTATAACAATTTCTTCACTGCACCATTTAACAACGTGTGGGTGTCTGTCTAAATAAGACATAAGCTTCAATTCCCAATGCGATCTGTAAATCACATTAGTTGGATCACCGAGATATTTATTCGGATTTCTCGGTCTAAAACTTCCCTGGTATGCCATCTGATCTCATATAAATAATTGTAGTTGTACTAACTTAATATTTATAAAGGTCGAAAACCATGTCTACAGGCAGAATAACACCAGCGGAATCAGTAATAGATCAGAGAATGAAGAAGCGTAATAGCTCTACTCTGACTTTTCCGCACACGCTTGGTCATCACGCCATGATATTTAACTTTAAAGAATATGCGTATGGTAATTCTGCTCACGCTACAGTCGTAAATACTGAGAGTATTGTTCTACCTTTACCTAAAAACCTACAAGACAACATGAACATTAAGGTTGGTGCTGATGAAATAGGCGTTCTGGGATCTCTGGCAGCTAACGGTGCAGGATCAATCAGTAAATTAGGTGATGCGGCTGGTCTAGGATCTAAACTTAAAGGCATGTTCAATAAGACTAAAGACGCCGCGGCTGGATTAAGTCCAGATGATATCAGTGTCGATAATGCTATTGCAGGGTTATCTATGGCAGCAGAGACCGCTGTGTTTATTGCAGGCGCTGGACTAGGTGCAATCGCACCAGATATCACTAAAGGTATCGGAGCAGGAACTGGAACAGCTATTAATCCATATGCAACACTGGTATTTAGCGGGGTCGATTTAAAAGTACACACATTCGAATGGACATTATCACCTGAGACTCCTGAAGAAGCAGAGACGTTGAGAAGAATTATAGGCACCATTCAGAACAACATCACGCCTGAGATCAAGAGCGTTGGTGGTGACGGAATAGGTGAAGCTTTAGGAGACTTGGGAGAGACTACACTATCAAGAGGACTATTAAAGTATCCGTCGATGGTTGACTGTTTCTTCTATGGTATCGATTCAAACTTCTTCTATAGAATGAAGACATGTATGATCAGTCAGTTTAATGTTGACTATGCTCCTAATGGTATTGCATTAAATAGAGGTGGTAAGCCAAGTGCTATGAGAATTAATATGGTTATGACAGAGGCAGCTATTCATACGAAAGCTGACTACGGTCCCGAACTATTCCTACCACCTGCTGTAGCAGATGAAGACTCTGAGGAAGGCGCTGACGATTCAGCAGGCACAGACGTATTGGGGGTACCAAAATGAGTTACTTCAGTAAATTTCCACTCACTAAAAGAAATAAAGAACATGTGGTCGATATCACTAGAAGAGCAAAGCTATCTAACTCTATTGCTAACACGAATTATCTTCCCTATACTGTTAAAGAAGGCATGCGACCCGAAGATGTTGCCTACTTATACTATGGAGATGCAGAGTTAGCATGGTTGGTGCTATTAGCTAATAATATTATTGATCCTTACACTCAATGGCCTAAGTCACAAGCCAATTTAGATGCATTTATTATAAAAGAATACGCTACACAATCAGGTACAACTAACGAAGCAGTCCTCACGTGGGCACAGAACACATCATTAACGAATAATATCAAGTACTATAAGAGTAAATTTGTATCTGATATACGAATTAATCACGCAACATATACAGCCAATCCAACTTCAGAATGGACACCCGTAAGAGTGTATGATTATGAGTTCGATTTAAATGAGAAGCGAAGAATTGTATCGCTATTTAATAGGGACTATGTCGATCAGATAGGCGAGATGCTAGAGAAGAGATTAAATGGAAAGTAATACTGTAAGTGTCGCTGAAGCAGGTTACTATCAACTGATCAGCTTTAAGATACGCCCATTTAATTCACCTGCTGATGCGGGCATTGAATTAAATCAGATCGTGGGTAGCTGGCAATTAACCGAAAGCATCGACAATCCTAATATAGTTGGATCATGTGTAGTATTAGACGCAGAAGGACTCTTAAGAAAGCTTCCTATATTAGGCGAAGAATACATTACTATTAAATATAAAGACTTCTTTGGTAAGACAAGCGAGAAAGAATTCTATTGCTTCTCGGTACGTGACGTTAAACCCTATGATGATAGTAAAGATAACCTATTACATTACGCCCTAGACTTCACATCAATCGAGAACTTCAACGCTAATCAACAAGAAGTCGCTAAATCATACAGTAACATGCTTATATCAGATATGGTAAAGAATGTCTATGAGGAATTCTTTCTTAAACAAGAGAACGCCACCAATACAAAGCCGATTGAAATCGAACCTACAGTAGGCAACCACACATTCTGTATCCCTACGCTGTCGCCCGCCAGAGCGATAGACTTCCTCGCCAGAAGAGCATACGGCGGTGAAGATTCTACGAATAATTATAAGTTCTTTGAGACAAGAGAAAGCTTTTATTTCTGTACGCCTAACTACCTGGCTAAGAAGTACATGGACATGACAACATCACCCGAGGTTCTAAGAGAGAATAATCTATTATTCAACACAAACAGGCTATATGATAACAATACTCCCCAAGGCCAACTCTCGGCACAACAAACATTACAGTCAATCAGCTTCGGTAGTCCTACTAATACTATAGAAGAGATAGGCTCAGGTCAATATAAGAGATCAGTATTCGAAGTAGACATATTAAATAGAACCACATCAAGAACATCATATGATTATAGAGAGCATTTAGACAAGAATAATCTAGGCGATCTAAAGATTAATCATAGCGAAGACTTTATTAGTAACAATATGCCTAGTATAGAAGAGACATTCGTTATAAAGGACTATAATACACCTGGTCAGATAGAGAGAAGCGATAGAAGTTATCCCTTTTATGCAGAGGTAATTAATTCACGTAGGGTATTTAATTCTCACCTTGCTAAGTACGAGATTAATTGCAGTATAAACGGTCGAATTGCACTGGTTCCAGGAATGGTTATATTTATAATGGTTGATCGTATTGAAGTGGCTAAACATCCACAGGCAGACAGAGCAAGAGACGGCTTTTATATGATAACAAGCATCACAAACGTCCATGATGGAGACAACTATCTACAGATAATATCAATGAGCAAAGGCGGTCTATCGCAGTCCTATGATAGAGTCTTATTCAGCGACGGAGGAGAATAGAGTATGAGCGGAGGGTTTAAGAATCCATTGTGGTTTGTAGGCGTTGTAGAGTATCGTCACGATGCCACCAATGATGGTCGGGTAAAAGTGAGAGCATTTGGTATCCATAGTGAAGACAAAGAACAGATGCCTACTGAAGCCTTACCATGGGCTATTGTTATTGATGGGACATACGGAGCTTCTTCTAGTATACCTGATGTAGGTGAATGGGTCTTTGGTTTCTTTATGGACGGACGAGACGCACAGCATCCTATGATTATAGGCAGGATACCAGGCATTAACTTGCAATTACCACCAGAAGCAGGTGCGCCTAATGAAGTGTCTATGATACCAATGGCGTCAATAGATAAGTATGGTAAGCCTCCTCTGCATCGAGCGATGGGTGGTGAAGACGCAGAGATAGGTCAAGCAACTATACAAGCCGCATCACAGAAGAACGATATCGAATCATCTACAGGCGAAACATGGTCTGAGCCACCTATTATAACACCAGAAAAGAATCTTGACAATAGAATTTATACCAGTAAGAATGACAATAACTTTGTAGTCCTATCTGATAGTGAAGACGGAGATGGTACATATATCTTAGTATCACATAGCAGTGGTTCAGTCATACAGATAGATGGTAATGGTACTGTCTTTATTAAGTCCTTTGGTGATACCTATAATAGTAGCGAAGGCTTTACTATGAATAGTACAGAGAACGATCATGTGACCAATGTTGGTGGTGATTATCTTCTTAAGGTAGAGCGTGGATCAGGTAAGATATGGATTAATGGCGACTTAGATATCGAGTGCGAGAACTTTAATGTTACAGCCCGTGGTACCGCCAATATTAATGCCGCTGTCTCTACGAACATATCTGGTGGTAAAGTAGGAGTATTTGGTACTAGCGATGACATCAACTTAGCCGCACAGGGTAATATAAAGATGAAAGCTGGTACTGCCTTGAACTTTGGTGGCATATATGGCCAAGCATTATTTGGTGATATAC